TTTATGTTTATGTTTGAGTCACTACCTGTAGCTGAAAGTGTCGGGCTGTTACCTGTAGCAGCGTTAGCTAGAGTAACTTCATTTACTGCACTTGCTACCGTATCGAAAATAACCATCTCATTACCATTTGCGTCTGCGATAAAGCCTAAGTCTGCAAACTTTGGAGCAGTAAGAGTCTTATTAGAGAGCGTGTCAGTACTCGAGATTGTAGGAACAGCTACACCCTCTACAGCAATTATACCAGCAGCACTTCTTGAGATAGTAGTGTCAGTGTTTCCAATATCTAGCGTGGCGATACCTGTGATGTTATTAGTATCGTCAATTACTACACCTGAGTTTTGAATTAGTTTACCTGTAGTGCCGTCAAATCGAGCTACAGCGTTATCGGTAGCAGAACCAGGACCCACTACATCACCTGTGCCAGCGGTAGCTACAACTAAACCTCTCTTAACTGTAAAGAACGCAGTTGTTGCTGATGTTATCACTATAAGTAACGGCATCGAAACTTGACCTGCGGTAGAAGGCTCTGTAGAAGTTAAAGCACCAGCTGTGGTAGGGGATAAGAAGAATACCGTTCCGGCAGTTGCGGTAGGTACACCTGTTGTTATATAACCTTCCGTTGTTACAGTGAAGTTATTTGCGTCAGCAACAGCGGTTACGATACCAACTACTTCCGCATTAGCAGCAGAGTTAGCTTGAGCTTTTGTGAATTGACCTGCAGTACCAGAAGAACGTACAACGTCACCTACAGCTAGACCGTGAGCTGTTTGAGCAACATTAAACGCGGTGTATTCACCAGAACCACCTCCACCAGTTGCAGATAGAGTAGTTCCACTCATGGATAATCCTGAGCCGAGAGTTATTTCCTCTACATCACCAGAACCACCTGCGCTTCCACGCCCAAGTAACTTAGAAGCAGCTGATACGTTCTGCATTTTAGCATACGTCACTGCGTCATTAGCGATTGTTGCTGATACTGAACCAGGACCGCTTGCTGTAACATCGCCAGTGAGTGCTGTGATGTAGTTTCCAGTAGCTTGTTTACCGTTGATTTGAGTTTGAATAGCTGAAGTAACACCAGATAAATAACCAAGTTCTGTTGATGTTACTGAAGATACCGAGATTACACCAGAGCCATCTGACACCAGTGCCCTTGAAGCAGTTAATGCAGCCAACTTAGAGAGGGTAATTCCTGCTGAAGCATTCACGTCAGCGTTTACAATAACCCCAGCAGCGATTGCTGTCGTGATTCCAGTCGTACCAGAGCCAGTGATGTCACCAGAGAGAGTAATTGTTTGATTGCCAGTTAGGTAAGTATTGGTGTCAATAGACAAGGCACCAGTACCACCTGATGTCTTAACGAACCCATTTGTTGTTAAGTTCGATAAGGTAGAAATGTTTTGAGATGTGTTTACTGTAACTGTGTTTACGGTTCGGGTTAGTCCAGTAGAGAACGTGAGAGGAACTTCATAGTCTGTTCCAGCTGAAGCCGCACTTATTGCCGTACCGTTTCCTTTCAATAAACCAGTGATGGTTGTAGATAGGGTGATTGCAGGAGTTGTGGTTGCATTTGCCACAGAACCAGCGAAACCATTAGCAGATACTACCGATACAGATGTGACTGTCCCTGAGCCACCAGCAGTTGAATCTATTGTTACACCACCAAAAGCATCAGCTGTTAAGGTGATGTTAGAACCTGCTATTAAGTTTAAGACTGTTTGGTCTGTGTTGGCTACTCCATTTGTTTCAAGAGTAATACCAGAACCAGTAATAACTGTGTTTACGAAGTTACCAGAACCATCTTTTGTGACAGCTGACCCAGATGGGGTAGTACCTAGAGCAACTAGACTATTAATTACATCTAATTGAACCTCTGAAAGTGGGGTTCCGTAGTTTACAACGTAAATCATGTTTTATTAGTTTAATCCCTCCTTAGCTTTCTCGACTAAAGCTGTGTACTTATCACTTACAGCTCTTTCTCGTGCTGCGATAAGTTTTTCTTTATTGTCGAGGTATTGAATCCTCTCTGCCGCCTTTTGTTCGTGAGCTACAAAATCTTCAGTGAATTTCTTGTAATCTTCACGTGCGCTTTCAAGAATCTGTTTAATCTCTACTACAGATTCTTTCATCCAAGTAGAAGCGTTGTGCATATCTTTATATACACCAGACATTGAATTTTGAAGCTGAGCGATTTCTTTTGAGATAACCTCAACTGAATGAGCAGTGTCTCGTAGAAAAGCAATTCTTTCATGTAGTTCAATTGTCGCTTGGTCTTTTTGACCTTGGATGTACTCAGTTTCTTTTTTGAGTGTAGCGATTGAGTTTTTAATCTGTTCAGATACCGCACCTTCTCCTTTAAGTTGAGCTTTCATTAACTCATTTAAAGTATCTAACTCATCACGTGTACTTGTAACAGAATGTAGGAGTTCTTTAATCTCAGAGTTTAGCTTATCTTTTTCAATTTGAAGTAAAGACACCTCACGCATCAACTCATCACGCTGACCTGAGAAGGTTTCGAGCGCATCTTTTTCTTGAGGTAAGACGTACATACTAACTTGTTCGTACTGCGTATTTAAGTGTGCCAGTCACATTAACTGCCGCAGAGTTATTGATTATAAATGCTTCACCTGGTCTACAGATAAAGTATGGTTGCCCTGAGAGGTAATCAGAAGCGGAGATTGAGAGCGTTCCATTAGCTTGCAACGCCCACTTTCCTACTTCTCGTGTACCACATTTAATGGTAATAGATGTAGCTCCAGCGACTACGATAGAGAAGTTGAAAATGTAATTGTATCCAGCAGAGTCCGCCGCGATAAGAGAGTTATCTCCTGACGCACTGAAGTCTACTTTTGTGTCTATTGGTTCTGCGTGTATATTCCAAAGCATATATATATTGGGTATAATACCCTATAAGAAGCAGGATTGCTCCTGCCCCCTAAGGAAACTAAATCTATGCAGCAGTTCCATTACTTGCCATCCAACCACGAAGGTCTGATGCGCCGAACTGACAGTAGAGAGTTGCAGTTGAGATATAGTCCATGTTACCTACGAAGTCTTCCTGGAAAGGAGAAACATCGAGTGGCATAGATTCAATGTATTTGAAACCATAGTCTTGGTTTTTCATACCTGAGTCCATACCGAACCACATGAGTGAAGTTACACCTGAACCTGTTGAACCAAATGGAACGAGTCCAATTACTTCAAATGAATCTGTAGGGTTTCCGTCTACAAATGTACCAGTTGTACCTGGAGTTGCAGAAGGATACTTACCTGATTCGAGAGTTTTCTTGATTGACTGAGCAAGGAAGAAAGCAGTTGAAGAATCCTGGAAGAGGAATGTGTCCAACTTTGTACCGAACAAAGGAAGTCCTCGCCCGTCTTTCTTGTTAACTTGCTGTGCTCGTGCAGCTAAGAGAGCTGTGAAAGAGAATACAGGGTTAACTGTTCCAGATGAAACAATGTTTGACCATGCGGTACCTCCGTCTTCACGAGGGTGAGAAGCTGACCAGTATGCTACACCATCAGCACCAGTTGTATCAACTGTGATTGTTCCTTGGAATCCACCGATTGGGGTGAATGAGAATGAGGTAGCCCATCCATTAGCAAGGAGAGATTGTGCGTAATAGTTCTGAAGCATTACAATTGAGTTCTTGAGGTCAAGGATTTTTCCTTTAACCATTGCATCAATTTTCTTTGCGTCTTTAGCATCGAATAAGTAGTAGAAAGCCTGTTTACTGATTCGGATACGGTTTGTAAAGATTGCTTGTGTGAAAGTTTTTGTGAAACCTTGGATTGGTGAATCTGAAGCTGGAACTTGTCCGTCTGCGATTACCTGACCCATACCAAGACCTGTTACACCAGTTGTGGTGTGTTGATATTGGTTCCAATCAATCTTTGTGGTATATTTTGTGAACTCTTCTGTGATAGATGGACTTACTACTGGGTAAATCTTTTTTTGTCTATCGTTAAGAATCGTTGCGAAGTTTACTCGAAATGACATATTTTATTACACTCGTACTGCGAGGATTAATTTATCTGCTGCCGCTCCGACTGGGGCAAGTTGCTGGAATACTCCTGTTGCAGAGTCAGTTCCAGTGTTGTTAAGTGTGGCTCCACCAGCTGAAAGGACCATTCGTTGTCCGTTATGAGCTGAGTTAGAGTTGTTTGCTGTGTCTACAAGGTAAACGTCTCCGAGGTCTACTCGAGTTGAGTGTACAATTGCAAGTGCTTCACCAGCTGTGATTGACTCGTCAGCTACCCAGAGAATCTGAGTTGCTACGGTTGATGCACCAGCGGCTTCGAGAGCACCAGTTGTAACTGAGTTCTGGTAAAGAACTCCTTTTGTAGTCGCAAGAGATGTTGCTTTTGTTTTGTCTTCAGCAAATCTTGTGTTTTTTGGTGTTACTAATTTAAATGACATAAATGATAAAAGTGGTTATTGAAACCACTTTTACAAAACTAACTGGTAAATTTTTTCAGGTCGTCATCAGTCCATCCAGATTCTTTCAAAAGTTTCGCAGTGTCATCTTCTATAGAATTACCTTTAGATGATGAGAAATTACCTCCATCAACATTTAATATATCCACCTTAGCCTGAGCCTTCTGTGCCACCTCAGAACGTTTACTATGAGGGAATAGGTAGTTTGCTACCATATCCATCGCTTCAATCAATTCTTTTTTTGAGGTTTCTGGAGAGATATTGAACTTCTGTAGTACAGTCTGTTCTAACACTTTCCGAGACTCTTGGTTAGATGCAATATCTGGTCTCTGGGAGTAGAAATCTTTGATTCCTTGTTGCTGTTCTCGTATCGCAGCCTCATGAGATAGTTTCTCTTGTTTGCTATTGATAGATTCTACAGCTTCTTGGATTCTCCGTTCTACTTCTTCTTGACTTATAAAGCCAAGTTTTCTAAGGTTTTCTATTGCGGTCTTTTTTTCTTCTTCTGTTTGGAACAATTCGTCTGAACCGTTGTTTTGTTCTGTGGTTTCAGTAGGATTTGTTTTTTGAGGCGCCTGATTACGGGTATACATCTGCTTACGAATATCTTTCATTCGTTCAGCGATTAGAGATTTCTCTTCCTCCGTCTCCGCTTGGCTCTTAGCGAGTCCAGCATTGAAAAGTTGCAGACGTAAAGAGTATTGAGTATCAGATTCACCATCAAATCGTTCTGGTTGTTTTGCAACCTTATCGTCTTGTTTAGGTTCCTCCTTTACTTCTTCTACTTTCGTTTCAGTTGTCTCTTTATTCTGTTCTTCGTTTTCAATGATAGGGTCCTCGAACGTAAGACCTTCATGTGTGGTTGTTTGCATACTCCTTTATCGTAAGGGATAACGTACTGTTATCTTATATTATACACTATTTTTATAATTTTGTCAAGTCCTTAAATGAATCCAGCTCGTTTCTGACGTGCCTTATGGAAATGACCAATGATTCCAAGTTTTCCGTTTCCTCCAGTTGCGTATTTTTGGAAGTATCCAATTTCAAACGCTGATGGAGTAGAACCTCCTGAGAAGTTGATTGTACGGATGTCGTAATGCACAACGGTATCAATAAATTCTCCATCTTGGTCTAACTCAAACTCAGATAATTCTTTCGGTACAAGTATGGTATAAAGGTTTTGTTTTCGGTTTTTAAAGAACAAGAGTCCTTCAAAATCCTTCAGAACTTTCTGCATTGCAGCTCGCTCTTCGTTATCTTCACCTAAGAGGTCTCCGAATGCCTTTACGCAAAACATTGGAACTTTTCCTTCTCGAAAATAACGTTTAGGGTCAACACCTCCAAGAAAATTTTTAACCTCATTTGAATCAAGGTTAATCTTCTTGCGTACAACTGCAGTTTTTAAATCTGGTGTTGTTATGTAAGTGTCGCCGAATCCGTCGTAAAATTCTTCAGCTACCACTGGCGCTTCTTCAATTTTGTCTTCTAAAATTTCATTCTCTACTTTTGTAGGTTTTTTCATAGTTATTTACTAGTTTCTATTTCTTTTTTATAATGTGTTTCAATAAACTTTCTATTGATTTCTCCAAGATTTTTTAACGTTTCTTCATACTTATCTTTTGGAACCGATTGAACCTCGCCTGTGATTTTGCATATTTTATATGTTTCTTCAACAGCCGCAAGGACGTATGGATAAATATGTTTGAATGGAAACGAGATTCTTTCACCTTTTTTGAAATCCCTATCGAGAGTCGCATTGATATAACGCTCTGTCTCAACTACGAATAACTGGTTAATTTCAGTATCCGCAAGTGCTAAGGCAAAATCTTTTGTTTTAAACTGTGAAGCTATTATTCCTAATAGGGCGTCAGCATTTATTTCAAAAGTATCTCCCTTTTTAGCTGTGAACCGTATGAGTTCTTTATCGGTAGCCTTTTTTGAGTACTTGACTTCAATCTTGAAATCATTTGTCTCCGACTGGAACCCCTGCTTTGTTTTCTTGGACATAGTTTATTATATTTTCTACTAATTCTTGTACCCCATCCAACTTAGCGACATTGACGATGGTATCGAACTCTGTTTCTTTACAGAGTCCTCGATATTGTGGTCTTACATGGTTAATCACCGCCACAATCGCGGGAATGTTCTCTTCCTTAAATATCTCTCTTATTTTTTGTTGTAATTCTTCGTTCATATTATCCTTGGTCTGACATTAATTTACCCATAGAGGCGTCAAATGAGCTGTCCATACGACTCTGAGACATTTCTCGTGGGTTCTGAGGCTGCGTAACGCTTGTTCCATCGCTTTGTCGAGCATCCATCATTTCTGGTGGCATCATCGGTTGAACCATTCCTTTATCCATGATTATGTCGTACTGGTCTTTAGGAATGTAGTCGAATATATTTTCTTTCTGGATAGTAAGGAACTGTTGAAGGGATTTAAGTTGGGCGACTGCTTGTTCTGCATCCTGACGAGCTAATCCGTAAATCATCGTGATGGTATTCTGAATGACTGGGAAGAGAGACATTGATGCTTGTTTTTTAACTTCCTGTGAAGGGACGAGCATCGAGTTGGTATCGACAGTTAGAATAACTCTATCGTATCCGTATTTGTCTTCAATCTCTTTAATCTTAGAGAAAGCTGTCTCTTTTGAGACCTTATACTTCATGTCACCGAACTCGTTGATATTTTGATTCTCGAAGTCAGATTCAGTAACGTCATCCATGTTAAAGTCGAAACTTACTGGAACTAATTGACTAGAGAATACTTTGAAAATAGGCTCACCGTTGTCTCCGTATTCTAGTTCTTGTTTATGATTAAATTCGGTATTTAACTTAGCAAACTCTACCGCCTCTTCTTGAGTAGTGAAAACAAACTCTCTAGGAGAAGCCTGACCTTCTTCTACCAAAGAGAAGAATATACACGCATCGTTTTCAAGAGCTTGTTTAATGGAGTTACGTGGCTTGATAAGACGATTGAGAGCGGCTTCTTTAAGTATTACCGTTGAGCCTAGGGTGTTTCCTGAATTAGAACCAGATACGATGTCATTTACACCTGTATTGTCTTCGATGTTTCTCTTTTGAGCGTTCGCGTAATTAATTCCGAGTGTGGTATTTCCTGTTGTTAGAACCTTCTCAACTTTCGCGCCAGCTGGTAATGGGTTAATCTTATTAGGAGAACGTTTGTACGTCATGTCTCCTTGACCTGTCATTCCCATTCCAAACAAGATTGGGTGAATCTCACTTTCAATCTGTTCAGCGTTTAATGAGTTGATGTAGTTATACAATGCGGTATTTCCTCTCATTATTTCGTAGAGACCAACACCATGAGGGTCGTTCATGTCCTTCAAGAAACAGTGCGCTAAAACGGTTGTGCCGTATACCTCATCATTTGGCATTTCACCTTCGTAGAATACGATAGAGTTAGATGCTACGATGAGTTTATTTCTCTTAGGGTCCTCGTAGAAAGTAATTGTGGTATGAGTTGTTGATTTCTCTGGGTCTTCTACTGTCGCTTCTTCAGTAACACCGTCAGAAGTCATATCTTTTTTACCCCTTTTGTTGTAACGCTTCTTGAGTTCTTGGAAGTCCTCGTTTGTTACGTCAATTTCAAATAGAACTTCAGGTCGATTATCATTACTGTAAGCCTTGTAGGATAGTCCAATCCATGTTCTCCTTGGGTCTAATGCTTCTCGATAAACGTCATCGAATATAATCTTCTTAACTTTCTTTCCTTCTGAGTCCTTGTCAACAATTAACTGTTTAGGGTAAATTCTCCATGCACCCCAACCATAAGTAAGGGTATTCTGAACTGATATATCAAGAGTTGGAAAACCATTCATTTCTGGCACAACCCAAGAACGCTTCCATAACTCGTAAAAGAATCGAGCTTTAATTTTATTCGTAGAATGAGCTGTTCCATCTGGAAGTGAAGACGCAATAGCTGAAGCAGCAACAAGAATCTTAGAGAAAGCAATAGGCTCCGCAGAACGAGGAACTTGTGATGTTTGTCCTGAGTTGTAGTTTACTCTTGGAAGAATAGCGTAGTCTGTAGACCCATCAGAACGAACTGTAGGGATATAAACGTAACTCTTTCCAGTTTCGTCAATTGTATTCCGTTGGATTACAGTATTAACGAGGTTATCTTGTATTTCGTTAGCGAGTAAGTCCCAAGATTTTCGATATTTACTCTCCTTCATCTCCCTTTTCTTATCTTTAAGGAAGTCTAGTGTAGTTTTTTTAGCCATGATAATACAATTATACTACATTTTTTGTATTTTGTCAAGCGTTGAACACTAAATCAGCCCAAGTTGGAATCTTAGCTTCAACTTTTTGGTCTTGTTTACCTTGCAATATAGCAATTCCGATACACCAAGCCATAACAAGGTCGTCATGTTTACCAGACATAGCTTCTGGTTTACCTCTTTTGTTTCTTACAAAGGTTGATATTTCCTCCAGGAGAGGACGACAGTTGATTGAATCTGTAGAATTAAAGTGTTTCTTGGCTTCACCGAGAGCGTGGTCTCGTGATTTCTTCGTAGTTAACCAACCAAATGATTTAGATACCTGTTTGGTTATATCGTCAACCGATGTTCTTTGATATATGTTGGGGTATCCGTTAATTTGCAGGTCGGTATTAACCCAGTTTCCGTCTTTATTAAATTCAACAGCTAGGAGGGCGGAATTGTAACGTCTTCCGAGCGCGTTAATCATTTTAGAGTATTCATCTGGTTCGATGGTGCCTTGATATATAGCTTTAATAGCTTTGTCGTATCCAAGAACAACTGCGGTTGAGTTATCTTTATCCATTATACCTTCTGCAACGTCGCCACCTATGACATATTTCTTACCAGGGAGTGGTTCCTCATAGATGTAAAGAGGTCCTGTGTTATCTTCAATAAACTCTCCATTAATGAAGTCGTATCGTTTGTAATTATTATCACACTTATCAAAGAACTCCGCAGTTTTCCTTGAGGAGAAGTAGTTTGAACCAGAACCAATGAACGCTTCAAACACATTCGTTGGATACTCCTGGTGTAGTTTATCTACGTCTTTATTTAACTGAAGCCAGCGTAAATAATAATAGGTTATTTGTTGGTCGGTTAAACCATTTTCTTCTTTATACTCTTTCCAGTCTATCTCGCACTCATCCATCTTATCCAAAGGAATATTATCGGTAATCTTACTCATTTCCTGGTCATCCCAAGTCCAATTATAGAAATGAGGTAGCCATTCAACTTTAGACGATGTAGGAGTGATACGGTCTCTTTTCTTCCATGAGGACATGAACATCTCATGAAACTCGCCACCTTGACCTTCTGCGGTACTTTCAATAAACGCAAATGAATCAAAGGATAGTGACGGAATCGTACCAGTAATAACTTCCCTTGCTCTTTCTGGGTATGTTTTACATAACTTGGCAAATTCTGATATATGTAGAAAATGATTTGACGCAGAACGTCCTGAATTAGCTACGGAGAGGGCTGATACAGACTGGTCAGGGAAAGCAAATTGAACACGTCCAGCACGAGACTGGTCTATTTCTAATATTTCTTCTATCTCACTTGGTAAGTTTCTTAAAGCGTATCTTACTTTACGGTTGAAGATTTCAGACGCATCTAGTTTGGTATGCGCGATAGCTAAGCCTTCCTTGTTAGGGGAGAATATAATCTCGTCTAATATGTAAAGAATAATAAATGTGGTGAATCCAAGCTGGCGAGACTTTAAGATAATATGCCTATGAAATGGATTATCCTTTAAATAGTTATCGTAAAAATGTCTCTGCGCTCTATTTAATTTAAAATTAACCTTCTGACCGTCTTTATTTATAATAAAATAAAGGTTCTCAAGTCGCCACAGTTTATTCTCTTTAGAAATGAAATGTTTAAAATCTATCATTTTTTGAATCCCATCTTAGGTTTAGGTTTCTCAAGTTTTTCAAGCTCCCTGCGTCGCCAATCATCATCCATCCAGATGTCATCCGCTTCTAAGAGTTTCTCCTTCTTTAAGGCATCTGAGGCACTCTTAGCCATAACGTATTTCTTAATGACGTATAACTTCATTTCACCATTATAACATAAATGTATAGAAATGTCAACTTGACTTTAAATATAAATATGCTATACTATAGGCATGATTTGTATAAAGTGTAAAGCTAAAACACCAATAACATATGACGACCTCTGCGAAGAATGCGAGTTTGAAGAAAGAAAAAACCCAAAAGAAAGGGAAGAAACGCCTAAAGATAGGTGGGCACGTTTACACGCTCATCTTTTCAGGAGACCTTAAAGACCTTGGGGAGACTATTTATAACGACCGCATCATTAAAATAGCTAAGGCACATAGAACGATACAAGAATCCACCCTGATACACGAACTCCTCCATACTATAAACTCCCAACTAGAACATACCCTCCTGGACTCCCTAGCGGAACAAATATACCAGGTACTGAAAGACAATAAACTATTAAATATGGATAGGTTGTTTAAGTAACTAGGTAGAGCTAAAACTGACGCTTTTGCTACGGGGACGTGTGCTATGTTATAACGTGTGACGCTTTTGTTATAATAGATTTGATATAATAGAGCGGACGCTTACACGAAGCGTGACGCTATTGCTATAATGGATACCTTACTTTTTTTGCACCCTACCCCATCTAGGAAGGTACCACCCCCTCAACCAAAATAAGAAAACGATTTGACCAGAAAGTCAAACTGTGGCGTAATACCGTGATAGTAGCGTGAGCGATACCATACTGTAGTACTAGCGTGCCCTGTGGCTTCAGAAATTGACCGTAGGCGAACGTAAATATAAAAGATGATGTTACCTACCAGTGCCCACTTTACGCTTCAAACTGGGTCAATTTAAAGCGTCATTTATTTCATAATATATTATACCACATATTTAAAAAGTTTCTAGAGCGTACAACATATATTTTACGACGTTGAAATTATTAAAAAGAAAAACCCTTATATTATAAGGATTTATTCGTTATTCGTTGTGCTTTCTGTTGTTTTCGCGTCCGTTTCTACAACATTATTTGACTCTTGCGTCAAGTTGTTGCTTTGTTGTAAGCCTTCCATCCATATAGTGCGACGCTTCTCGCCTTTATTATCTATACGTTCCTTCACGCGCACCGTAGGCGTTAGAATTTTTTGGATTTGCGCCAATCTATGCAATATCAGAGATTTGCCCTTCTGCCTCTCTATATCATCCGCGCTATCTTGTACATCTGTCATTAGTTGCACCATTAGTTGTGTGTTCTTTCCTAGTAGTTGGTTTTGTAGCCGTTGGAAGTTGGCTGTGTTTTCTATCTCTGTTGGCTTGTTTTGTACCGATGGGGCGTAATTAGCCGCTTTTGCGCTCTCCTTTTTGTTCATTCCGTTTATTCTGTTTTGTAGGTAGCGCGCTGTGTTTATTATGTTTTTAGAGTTGTAGCGTCCTTCTTTCATTTGATATATTATAGCATGGAAAGGGGATAATGTCAAGCTGTTCGGGGGCGTTACCAATTATTCCACGCGTCACGGACTATCCAAACGGCAACAATGAGCACACCGAGTATTGTGAATATAATCATATGTTAGTATTGCTCTATGTCTTCTATAGTGTCGTGTATTCGTTGCTTTAGCTTTTCATCTTTCAAGCCGAGGCGCTCGTATGCTTCTAATGCTGTTCTAATGTCTTCAAAGTCCCCAATGAGTGGGATGAATGCCTCCAATTCTTCAATTGTGTTTATTTCCATATTTTAATTGTTTTATGCGTTCAACTTTAATAATAATCTACGTGCGTTATTGAATGACGGATGTTGTTCACCCAAACGTGTGATGG